CTGTTTATTTGTGCAGACTCATTTAATTTCATATCCTATTCAGTTTTAACGGACGTCTAAATTATATCAAAAAACGCCCAAATTCAACATTTAATTTTTAATCTCATTTTGTTTAATAATTATACCTTATCAATCAGCATATCAACTATTATAATACACTGAAGTAGCAAGTTCGCAACGGTCATACATATCTTTGCTTGAAACCGTATAGTCGTTAGTGTTGGTAATCCACCACTCGACATAATCAGCACCTATAAGATTGCATTTCCGAGCAACGACATTCAACCGACGCGGGAATGTGGCTATCCTCACCTGTTTCACCCTCAAACCATTGTACATGAAAGGGTATAAGCCATTTTCACAACTGACATACACACTACCCGGATTCCCATAAAATATCATTTCCGATTCGAAACCATCAAGATCAAGCGAATTAGGCAAAGTCATATAGTGCGTATCATTCCCCACATTCTTGGTAAAAATAAAATTGAGTCCCTGGGTTAGATCAGCTTTAAAAGATTCCGTAGTATAGTCATTGAGGCTTATTTCACGAAAAACCTTTTGAATACCAACCTTAAATATACCTTTGTTACACACAATAGAACCGTCTGAACCAAAAAGTATATTTCCCTTTGCAAAGCTCGCATCACCTGTACGCCCGTTGATCCTACAAATGACATTACCGTCAGCATCCTCAACCTGCACATTCTTTACTACCAAGTCATCAACATCGATATATTCAGATTTAATCTTCTCACTTAGCAGCAATTTGGTAGCAATAAAAACCCAGTCTATTGCTTTCTCCCAATATCCTAACTGGTTTGCAACTGAAGTCTGAGGATTATTAGCAGATGAGGAAGTATGTGACTTCAAACACAGATATAGCATATCTTTGTATAATACAACATCGTACCATAGCTCGCCATCAGCCCCTGACAGATATTGCTTTCCTTCGGCCCAATCAGTTTGGCGAAGACGAGCGCCACGATCACCTTTGGCTCCGTCATCGGGAGCCGCCGTAACATTAAAAGTTGATGCAACAATCTGTTTCTTTGTCATAAAACCTATGATTTAGTTCCTTGTACATAGCCGGTAATATTACCCCCTGCACCCTTCACATCGGTATAGGTAAGTTTACATCCGGTTGTGGTAGGCGCATTGGCCGGAGTAAAAGCGGTACCGTCAGCTTTCGTAAAAGTAGTCTTGAATGTAAAGCCGGTTACTTCTTCACCTGTACCAGTCTTCTTAACCTTATATGTCGCAGTTACCTCACTGGTAGCGCCGCTGCTGGTAAGATAAGTAGGGCCACTGAAATTTACAGCCAGGAATAACGGATCAGTTTCATCACTCACTTCACCGATTGCAATAGCAACCACCTCACCGCCGATAATGAATTCAGCTCTTATACTTAGCTTGGAATCGATATCATCAGCCACTAATGAAACACTGTTAGCGGTTGACCATGCTGTGGTGGAAGGCATCTTATACCATTTCAGGGAGTAGTTACTTTGGGGAACTAATGAACCGCCTTTGTAGAGCTCCTGATCCACTTTAACGGTAGCTGTATCACCATCAATAATACCACCATCAGAAGGATAAAGGAAACCGTAATAGGCAGAATTACTAAATTCTGAGATGGCAAGAGGTATCTCAGAAGTGTAGCCAAGATTATGCCCGGAAGCCTCAATCTCACCATCCATGCGGATAGTATCTGCATCCATGTTAGAAGCGGAAGCAAGATTTCCTACGATCTTCAGAGCCGGTACATTCACGGAACCATTATTGTAAGTAGTGGTTTGCATCTTACCGGCTACGGCAGCCGGAGCGGTAGCTAACCCGGAAGCGTTGAATGTTATAAGTGTATTGTTATAATACCATTTCTCGGAACCAGAAACAATCGACTTGATCACATTCTCATTGCCTGATCGCATAACTGGATAGATGATAGGTTGATTAGCCGCTACACTCCAGTCCGGTACGCACTTACCCGTATCCTTCTGATACATCTGTACAAGCGGCTTCGTAGATCGAATATTCCCCTGCGCACTATCACCATCAATAATCATACCGATATAAAAAGAACCCGCAACATCACTCATCCTGTACCTCCTCTCCGTTAATTGAGTTATCTTCTGCCACAGGTTCTTTATCACTGTCCTGAACCGGCAAAGAATCCTCAGCAGGTAATTCACTATTGTTTTCATTCTGTACCTCCTCTCCAATTTTATTTCCACCGGCTTCGATTAGCTTGGCGGCTTCCTGTTCAGTAAGAACCTGCCCGGCAATGCCTTTCACATATTCTTCCGGCTCGAACCTCACCATACGAAGATCACTTTCGTTAATGATAAACTCCCCGTCGGCAGTCCGATGGCGGACATCAATCACACCGGCACGACGGGCGATATCGGCGGACACTTTTAAGTACTTCATTTCTCTCATACCCATATAAATTAAATTGTTAGCCTCTGGCTATTATTACTTCATTAGCACCTGTACGGATGGGATCACCACTCTTGGTAGTAAGTACCGTATAAGGGCCTATCTCGTAGACTTCAGGATAAACAGACATTTGCAAGCCACCACTCAGGCGTAAGCTGTCGGCTGTAACCGATATCGAACTACCGTGTCCGATTTCCGTAGCCGTCGCACCCGCAGCAGACGACTTCTTAAACCACTTCACAAAAAAGTATTTATTGATCTGGTCCGTTGTCAGCTCCTCTTTATTCGTCAGTATCTTCACATAAAAAGTCATGTTGGCCATTCCCTGACGAATGGTATTGCCATTTGGACTATAGACAAATGCCTTAATCGGAGGAATTTTATAAACAATGGCCGTCTCAGCCATCAAAGTATCATCCGTAGGAGCTGACGGCTTGGTTCCGGTATAATAAGCCGCGCGGCAGCGGATGACGCTCATATATGTATTGTCGGCATCAATACGCAAAGTATTGGTACCCTGACCGGATACGTATTCAATGTTCAGGTCAGAAGAGTTGATAAGGGTTTCCTCTCCGTTCTCGACTTTGTACCACCAATATGCTACATTGGCATCCGCAACCGTCTCGCTGCCCATTTTCAATACAGCAGTGATATCTATGTATTGGTTATCCTTCAGGGGATTATAGGTTATCTTGGCAGGTTGGTTAATACCCAATGAAAGCTGGTCATCACTCTTCTGTATAGAGTTCAGAGTGAATGTATCGGTATATACCAACGTGTTTTTATTTCTGGAATCCACATAGGTAGCCCGGCAAAGAATCTGCACAGGAGTAGTTGGCGAAACATTCTTCTTCACAAGCAATGTTCCGTCAGCATTCAGTGTATAATTGCTATTCTCCGAGGTAATCTGAGTGCTCTCACTGTTTTCATACCAGGTGACAGTCAGCTGACTACTTTTATCCCCATTACTGATAATCTTATCCGGATCGACAATATTGAGGAATGCCTTTAGCTTCATCGGGGTAATGGTTCGATTCGGGATGAAGGTGTTAGCATTCGTGTAATAAAACTGTGTCTTACTACCTCCACCATCTATTACAATACCAAAACTCGCCTTCAGAGGCGTATAACTGGTTCTGACCGGCTGCGGTTGAACCGCGGTTTTAATTTTCATATATCTATATAGTTTTCGACATTAGTACTCCCGGCACCGTCACGGACGTATGCCGTACAGGTGAATTTCACTTTTCTTGTAGTACCCCAATTGGAAGGCATGTCCTCGTTTGTCAGGTGCAGTACCCGCCCGTTATTGGCGTGAGCGACCGACCAGGCATTATCTTCCGTCACCTGACCACTATCACGAGTCCATGACCAGTCACCGGGCAACACATCCGCAGAGATATCATTATAGCCCCAATAGACAATAGGGGTAAATTCCGCATTGACCTTACCGGCAAAGAAGTTATAGCCATTATTGGAAGAGAACGTAAGGCTCAGTTCTGAATTGCCTTCAATCTGTGCCCAATCCGTAGCATTCCACTTAGGTTCCTGCGTAGTTCCGGTAACCAGGCACATCCATTTACAGCCAATATAATAAACAGCGTCATAAACAGTGTCTGTAGACTGATAGGGATTGTTCACAGCATCCTCGGCTGACCACGGCCCCCGATTATTCTCAAAACGAACAGGTGTACCCTGATAATCTATACGCAATAAGTCTTGAATAGCGATACCACGACAGTAGATATAGCTATGGCGGTAGTTGATCGGCAGGTTGTCAAACAGTGATAACTGTTTTAACTTGCCTATAATAATGGCATAGTTATTCTCTTCCAGTATAGGTTTCGTTACTCCATCGAGCATACAGATACACTTCTCACGGGAAGATAGGTACCAATATGCCTGACGATCTTCATTCACCGGATTACCACGATGAGAAAGTATCATTAGCGGTTCCGGTGGATAGTTTTTGCCTCCTGGAACTTCATCGTCCGGATACATGACCGCAGTGATGGTATTAGATACTGTATTCACGTTAAGGACACGCAGCCAGGAAGTATAGTAATCTCCGGTACCTGAAGCAAGATTATTCACCATACCGTAAACTACATCATTCTCGTCCAAGGCTGTGAAATCATTCTCCCAACGTTTACGAAGTGGTAAACGATAGGTACCATCTTCCAATAGTTCGACACTCTCAATAGTCCCTGACTCGGAAAAAAAATAATCTGATTCCATAGCAGACAAACGGTTGAAGATCACTTCCTGAACAATGAGAGCAAAACGAGCTTCCAAGATATCAGCCTGTACACGGCCATCTTTAAGTAGAATACCTTTCCCAGCAACTAATGAGTCAATGGTTTCATCTATTTCGGCACCCCCTAACAGCTTCAGTAAGAAAGGCGTTTCATCAGGTTTGGATTTATGAAGGAAGATTTTATTCAGTTCTTCTAAAGAACACTGTGATAACAGATTCAAAATGCCCACCAAGGTACGCCCAACACGTTCTCCCGTGTTTTCTCCCTCCTGGGTGGCATATCGTACCTGCCGGGCTAATTCTTTAAGTGTTTCAATCGTATCTGCCATATCAGTTGAATGCCTTCCTACAGTTAACAGCCTTATAGGGTTGCGACAAGTGTATTGCCGCGATCACCCCATAAAGCTGGCTATCAATATTCACCACATAATCCGCTTCTACCTCTTCAAGTGAAAAGGCAATCCATTGGCGGTTCTTCCGTTTGTCTTCAAGTACCTGGTTCAGCATCTCATCAAGAATGCGCTCGCACTTGTCAAGTGCGGCCTCTATCTGTTCGTAGTCTGAAGTATCAGACACATGTTCCAATACAAAGAGCAGATAATCACGATCCTTCAGGTATGCCCCCGGAACACCGCCATATCCGAACCCTGAGCCACGATCTAGAATCACCGCCGGATAATGCAGTACGCTGTCCAGTGCCGTGTGCTTCTCCCGTTCGGATGAAAGGAAATGTACCTCGTTATTCTCTTTATGCCGGATATCAACGTGTCTTTCGGCCAAACTCTCTATGTACTCTGAAAATGTCATTTCTTCTGTTTTTGAGCATCACGTATTCTTTTATTGAGCAGGCGAAATGCCGTTGCTACCGGCATTGCCTGGTATTTCTCCATCACCGCCACATCATCACCGACAAAGGCATCGAAAATATCAAGCCAGTTGACCGATGGCGCGGTCGGTTTCTTGTCGTTCTTCTCCGGTTCATCATTCAATGGAAACAGGAAAGGAAACGCTTTGGAAAGCCACCTTTTGATAAAAACGTAGTTCAGGAATATAGCATACTTGACATGCCTGTCTATCTTCGCCACTTCCGACAGCCGTTTTTGCAGTATCAGCGGTTTCTGCCTGCTAAATAAGCCGTTTTTCCCACCCGCCGGTAGGACAATATATTCGTTATCCTTCAGGTACAGCATCGATACGAAAGTATCCAGTGAAGCATCCTTGCCGTCACGCGCATAGCGGTTGAAAGCCGTGTCCACGTGCATGAAGTGCTCGAAACACATCCCTTTCAGACGGTCACCCGGCGCTTTCAGTCTGGCTACACAAGGAAGGATGAAACGGTCCATCCGGACACGACAGTCGCTGATAAATTCAAGCAGCTCACTCAGGCGATAGATATAATAACTGTCAAAGCCAACTCCAGACGGTAGGGAATAAAAGCCTTTCAAGAATAAAGATTCATCCATCTCCTGAAGGTAAAACCGTGACACGAGCAGAAACTGATCCGGTGTCAATTCTTCCCATTTCTGCGGTACCTGACGTATAACCTCACGACGGACACCGAAGCTGCGATAAACAATACGAAGCTGTCTCATATCCAGAATGTACGTTTACGGTCATTGTCCCGGTCGAATATCCTTCGTGGATCACCGGCATAATAGTCAGCAAAATAACTACGGGCAATCCGCAGCAATGCAGTCATGTACATATCGGCATCCACCTTCAGGTTCTGTATCTGTACGGCTACGCGTTTAGTGTCCACCGGTTCTTTCTGCTCATTGCCCTTCTCTCCTGATCGGATTGTTGTGAAGTACAGCCCGCGGTCCGTAATACTGCCCGTCTCCATCAACAGCCGTCTGACGGCCATTATCCCGATGTAGCGGGAACAGGCCAGGCGAAAACGCTCCACATTCTTCCGCTGCCCTTCATCTTCAGGTGGATTGACCAACCCGTCAATCAGATGCTCATAAAGCCTGTCACCGATAGCCGGCTGAAGCAGCATTTCCTCCACAAATTTCAGATGCGGCTGCAAACGCAGGAAGATAATCCGGCTGCCTCCAATGAAACAGACATCATTTATATCTGCGGTACTGCGGACAATGGCGGATTTGCGATCCTGATAAGCCTGTGAGGTCGCAAATTCCGGATATTCTGCTATATGCGCATACAGGAACTCAAGCAGCTCATCAAGCGCGTTAAACCCTTTGTTGCGGAAAGACATACGAAGATTGTCTTCCTGGTATTTGTACACCTGCTGAAAAGATTCATTGTCGGACTTCTGCCGTTGAAATCCTGCATCCGTGATCCGGACGCTGATTTCATCGAAATCATTCCAGAAAGCCAGGTTCGCGTTGGCCCGTTTGCAGATCTCAAGCAGCCGGGCATCCAGCTTCTCCCGTTCGGTGGCCCCTTCAGTATTCTGTTCCAACACATCCGGATCCGGACCGAAATTATATATCTCAATCACTTCGCCCGCCATCGCATCCCCCAGTAACGGAATCAGGAATTGCCGGAAAGCACCCCGAAGCGGTGCTTCCATCATATCGAACGAAATTGCGGTATTCACCTTCATCAGTGCCTTGAGTTCGGCACCCTTGTTCCATTTCTCTGCACTGAATATCATTAGCTCAACGTTTTTTTGGTACCGCTACCGGTATCGAGGGTTACTAAAATGGTATTTCGGAAACGCAACTCACACTCCGGCATACCGTTCATTTTTATATAGAGTTCAATCGGATCCAGAATATTCTGTCGGTCAATCCAAGCGTTGGCGATGTTCACGAGGAAGGCCTCACGAATATTGGAACCGCCCTGATTGCCGGCGTATGTACCGCCCGGCATACCGGCACCGAGCACATTGGGATTGACCATTAAGGCAAACAATATCTCGGAGTTGGCGGCTGCCGATACCGGAAGGTTATCGCTGCCCTGGTACTTGTTCTCCAGCGGCTTGATCTTCCATTCCTCTTCAATCCTGCCGTTCATCTCATTGACGGCATAATGTGAGAAAATAGGTTTCTCCGCATTGTCCGGCCCGCAGAGATTCTGTTCTACCGAGTCCATATACTTCTGAATGGCCGCTTCGCGTTCTGCGACGGAATAGTCCTTGGACGGGTATTTCTTCTCCCAATAAGAATACGGTATCTGTACATGCCACTTCCAGGTAATCTGGTTCTTGTATGCTTTCTTGAGGAAATGAGGAATGAGGTGAGCTATTTCCACCCAGCCGCACACGTATGCCGGCCACCAGACAGGCATCCCGTATAAATCATCATTACTCCAACTATCACGCACCGGCAGGATGAATCCGTTTTTCATCTTCCCGGCAAACCGCAACACTTCAGCGTGCATCTGCGGATCATATTCAGATAATACCTCCAATTTGGTGTATTGCCCTTTGCCCGGATGCTGCGGCCAATATCCGGAAACAATGCACTTACAGGCGCCATACTCATCCACTTCGGAGTAACGGCGATAAAGTGCATTAACCGGATTGACGCCTGCAAAAGAATTGCCGGCTGCTGACGGAACGAACTGGACAGCTCCATTGCCGAACTTCAGATAATCCCGCAGCACCTTCTCCATGTAACGCCTTACATTCCTGGAAGCGACAAAAGCTTGTACCCGGCTATCCGTAACCGGCTTCAGTATCTCGTTGCCGCCATCATCGTAACCGTTCACCGTACAAGGATAAATACCCTGACCAAGTGTCAGGTTCCGGAGAAACTTCAATCCGGTATTGAGCACACTGGTGTTTCCGATCTCTTCGGCCGCCTTCTGCGGGAAATCGTTCTCGTCTCCCCATGGGCGTATCTTCACCCCGTCGATGTCTATATAGGAAACATTCGACAAGTCGTATGGCGACAGGATCCGGGCACGGTCCTTCATCTCGTTCTGCGGAGTTCCCGTAGTCTCACCGAATATGTACGTGGACTGCATCAGCAGGGGAATGCCGCTTGAATTAAACAGTATGTTCATCAGAATACGATTTTCATTTTGTTATACTCCAGTATCAGATCAATATCCACCGGATAGGGATGCCCTTCGGGGTTACCCTTGCAGTCGCAGGGCTGTACCCCACGAAGCTGATATTCCTTCATGTTCATGCGTCCGGCTCCACAGGCGTATGCCTGCGGGATAAAGTAAACCTTGCCCTCCTTACTGACGAATTTTATCGAAAAGACACGCCGGTTCCCGTGCTCATCCCTGCGGATATCCATGTCGGCCAATGCTAAATTTCTGCGTATTGTTTCCATTGTATATTATTATTCAAATGTCCTGTCAAATGTATAATCGAAGATACCGCCACCAAACGAGTATCTGTCAAATACCTGATGCCTCCGGCTTGCCGGACAGAAGGTCAGATTCACGTTTACCCGCTGATTTCCCATTTTTGTATGGGTAAAGTCAATATCTGTGATGATGATCTCCATCGGTAAAGAAGGCGTGTCATACCACCGCTGTACCGGGGAGGTAAGCATGTCTATCAGGGCCTTGTACTTGTTTTCGTCCAAATACCCGGTGTTGACCGTGCGCAGATCATTGAAAAACGGATTGAATCTCCTTTTCAGCTTCACCATGTCCGCTATATCTCCCTCCAGCTCCGGACTAAACTGTACCAATCCTGAGAATGATATGGATTCCGGTAATCCGAATACATTGTAATAAAGAAACTGGTGTATTTCACGATGGCTGAGACGGTCAATGACATACCTTACAAGGTCCGTCAACGTGCCATCGGTGATGCGTGCATCATACGATAAGATATTGTCGGCCCTGAGACCTGCGAGTTTACCCACCTTGGCCGGACTCATGTTGTATGCCATCATCCGGTTGGCATCGGACAGTTGCAACTCAACGGTTTTCTTGACGCTGTTGCCGGACTCCAGATAGATGATATCCAAATACACTTTTGTCTTGTCAGACACAAAAAAGGAAAGGTAATCAATCGTATTTTGCCTGATATGCTTGATTTTATAGCGAGAATAAAATATGAAGCCGGTCAGCGGCTCGAAAGACACACGGTATCTTGAGTGGAACACATATAGCGTGTATTCAGCGGCTGCCTCGCTGTCTGAAAGAGACAGTTGTACCGTCATGGGTGGCAGGACTATCCAGTCATCACCGCTACCCAGCTCCGGACGTACGAAATACTCATTGATGATGGTGCCGGGATCACAAATGACGACTGCATTCTCACTGTCCGGATAGTAAACTTCAGAAAGCGCCTCCTGTCCGTCCACCGTCATCTTGAAAGCCAGTTTCTCATGTACGTCCGTAATACGGATATCCTCCATATCGGCGGAAAACAGATACGTGTTATTGCCCAAGTTCGCTACCATCTCCACAGATCTTTAGATATACCCAACACCACCGACCTGTTGTATAAGTCATATCCCGCCCTAAACTCCCATGACTTACGCCGATACCCAGCAGACAACACACAGCTGTAACGTCCGGCATCCAATCCCAGAGCCAGGGCATTGTTATAAACGACCGGCTGCCGGTAATCCACCACTACCGTACGATCAAGCAGCGCATTGCGGGATATGATATCGGTCATTTCCACCCGCAGGTAAGGACGTTCGATAATCGTATCGAGATAATGCTTCTCCGAGAAATAGTCGGCCAGTATAGCCGCCGTATCCACTTCTGTGGGTACCTCACGGACAATCACCTCCGGTTCAGGAATATCAGGGCGTATCGTATCATGCCTGATTACCGTTTCCGGAGTGCAAACAATACTCCGGTGACGGGCCCCCAGCAGGTAACCTGCCCAACCGGAAAGAAGTGCTATAAACGCACATAGCAACATGCAACTAACGTTCCGTTTCATCGACCTTCCTTTTAAATTTGTCTGTAACCGTCGCCCACAATATTCCCACCTGCTTGATCAGCGTATCTTTAGGTTTGCCGTCAATAACCGCCAGATTCTCCAGTATGCTTGTCACATGCTCCACACAGAACCAGGTCATAACGAACACTTTGACAATGGAAAAGAACAAGGTAGCCAGCAGCATGATGAAGCTTTCTTCCGACCCTGCCTTGCTCTCCAGATAGAATGAGTGAGTGATATAAATGATGGTCAGCCATATACACAGCTTGATGATGCAGCGTGAGAAACGAAAGGATTCAAATCCTATGCCGCGGATCTTGCTTGCCTTGATGCCCGTCCACATCTCGGAAACAATGGCGATCAGCATAGCCATCGCCAGCAGCGGGGTGATACCTATCCATTCACTGATTACAGCAGTGATTGCGCTGAAGGAAATAGCCGGCAGTTGCAGGTTGTATTTGAAACTGGGTGCCACCGAAAGAAAGAACTCCTTCAGGGAATCATATCCATAGGTACCGACGAACTTGGTGATGAAACGTATCATATCTTTTTTTGTCACAAAGGTAAAATCATAACATCCGCTTTCATAGGACAAAGAAAGCCCCTATCCTCGCGGACAAGAGCCTTCAAAAAAATGTAAAAAAAATGTTTCTACTATGGGCTTATGATTTCTCGTACATTATCCAATATGGCTGTCCTGCCAGATATTCTATACGATATCCGGCATCACTGAGTTGTTTGGCCAACTCTGCCGGACGGACAGCAATGATATTGGAGAGATCATACACTAATTCCGCAGAAGTCTTGTAACACTTCTGTGAGGTATCACCAATAGGCGAATAGTTATGGCCGATAAATTCGGCTATAGCTTTCTGCCGTTCAGCTTGTTCTTTCTTCAGCTTATCTTCTTCGGGATCCTGAGCATCATCATTGTATGTCCGGAAGCCTATTTTTTTGCGGTTACTCATGACTACCCTCCTCTCCTTTTAAGAAATTAGTAAGAAACTGGTTAAACCGAATTAGTTCTTCATAACTTATCTCATTAATCTCACCATCACAGTTACGAGCATAAACGTGATATCTAACACTCTTACTGCCTTCGCTACCTGTATCTACAGTTTTGGTGATAAAGAACTCATCATTCATGCTCACCTCCTTTCTCATTAAAGGTGATGTTGACTGTTCCACCATTGACATAGATGGAAATGGATTTCTCACTTTGTGTTGCACGGATCCGTTTACGTCCGGCGCACAATTCAATGCCCAGCTGGGCAAATACTTGCTGGAGCTTCTCCGCGGATACATAGCGTTCGCGGGCGCTTTGATTCTGTTTTTTCATTTTGGAAGTCATTTAAAATGAAACATCATATTGATAAATAGACGGGAAGGGAACAAAAAAAGTTCCGCTTTCCCGTTGACTTCCACCTTGAACAGGCAGTGGGCGCATTAACGCTCCACACGGGGGTCGGAACTATATAAATAACCGATGGGCATAAAAAATGCCAACGGCAATCGGTTGGCGAACTACTCGTCGCCTGTTCAAAATGGAAGTCAATGCAAAGATGAGAGTTTATTTTGAAATGGCAAAAGAAAAGCGAATATTTTTTATATTTCCATCTTTACAGTTTCATAAGACAAAAAATCCCCTCCGTGGTTGAAGGAACGGAAAAACTCAATCATTCATACCGCTTTGGGTCCCATTCCGTTTGCGAGTGTGCGAGCAAACGGAATGGGTGCGCCCGCACCCCATCCGTCAAATCATCCCTTCATCGCAAAAACTATAATATCCGTCATTCGTTACAATTACGTGGTCCATCATCCGAATGTTGAATATCTCTGCCGCCTTTTTAAGCTGTTCCGTCAACTTCTTATCTTCATTGCTCGGTCGGCTGTTACCGCTCGGATGATTGTGTACCGCTGCAAACTGCGAAGCTCCCGTATTTATCAACACCTGCATTATCAGCCGTACATCTGCCGAAGTTTGATCTATCCCACCAACCGAAACCTGCACTTTCTTGATTATTCGGGATGCATTATTAATAGCCACTACCCAAAATTCCTCGTTACGCAAGTCACCAATTAACGGCTGCATCAAATCATATACATCTTTGCTCATTCGTATAAGCCTGCGTTCAACCTGTTGAGACTGCTGTCTCTTGTACATCTCCACCGCTGCCACGGCAACTTTTTTGCGTCCAGGTGTCAAGGATGCAAACAGCTTATCAATGTCTATCTCTCCGTTACTGCGTTCAACGTCTGAAACAATCTGCCTGTTGTTGCTAATCTCGTAAATCAGTTCACTGTCACTCATGTAGCGGCAATCATTATCAAATAAAGTATTCATAATAAAAGAATTATATTAGTTATAAGAAAGAATTGTTTTACCTAAAAAATAGCCTCCTAATACTTCTGCACCCATTTTTTCAAGTGCACAAGCAAAACGGGCGTAAGAATGTCCCTGCGTTAGTATATCATCAAACAGAAGTACTTTTTTCCCATTGAAAAAGCCGTTATCAAACTTGATAACTTCAACTTCCTGCACCGTCTTGCTACTCTTTGTCTCATGGATGGCAATACGTCCGCCTTCAACAGTGATCGCCTTATATGCGTTACTGCATCCCGTTAACCGTGCCACTTCTTCGGAAAACACCTTGTATCTGATTTCATTTTTTTCTGCTGAACTTGCAGGAATACATACGAACGTCACATTCTCGCAATCTGCGCCAAACTGTTCACGTATCTTCTTCGCCACGAGTTCCGCAACCGATACACTACGTTTTCCGTCTTTAAAGTCCCATATCATCTTTCTGATTGCCCATTCACGTTTATTTGCCTCGTACTTCGTAGGTAAGTAGTCAAAGAAGTTGAACATAAACTTAGACCACTGTTGTTTCCATGCTTCGGGAATGTTTCTTTTTGCTGCCATAATTGTAAAATTTTATGTTGAACCTTGAGCTTCCGGGTGTGAGCCTTTTATTGGCTGTTTCCCTGATTGGAGCTTTTTTTTTCTGCGTCGCCTGTCGCTACGCGGTATGTTTCGCCTTTTTTACGCTGCATCAAAAGGTGTTGTAAGGAACAGGAGCAAGTTTTTCAGAAAACCGGAACGGCTTGAATACTACCTGAAGGGTGGAGATTTTTTCTGAAACACCGCTTGAACTTGAGCCAGTGACGTCAACATTTACCTTTGCAGCACAAAAAAGCGAAACTGCGTAGTGATAGGCGACAGAAATAAAGGGCGAGAATCAGAAAAGGAAACAGCCTGAAAATACATAGTTGAAAACTATACCGCTCTACCGGTCTCTACCTTAGAATAGAAAAAGACCGGGGGACCTGCATGGGTGCAAACAAACACAAGGAAGCGTTGCTTCCTACCTCTATACGCGTGCAAAATCCGTACTGGGGAAATAGATTTGCCTGCCTATTTCTTCAGTACGGATTTTGCACGCGCCGGGAGCTCTGTTAATGAATGTTATAAAAAATCTATTGCCTTGAAAATGAATACACAATACCCTGTTTTCCATCCGAATGGAAAAAGAAACGGAAGTTTCTTCCTACCGCGCCCTAACAAAAGGCGCAAAAGAAGTCGCAAAAAGTAAGGAAATATGACAAAAGTAACACATTTTTACACCAAAGAAAACACCCTCCGCCTGTCCTCCGATGCGGCATCCGGTCCTCAATCGTTGCGAGTCCTGTTATAAGTATTGCGATAACTGTTGCGAATGTATGTGCAGTGAATCAGATACGTGCGTCCACGAACCCGTATGCCTGCCTGAGCAGATGCCCGTACTTCGTCCAGACACGTTTATCGACTGCATCCCCGAAGTGTGTTGCCTCTTCAGGAAGGATGGACTGGTTGCGCTCACTACGCTTATCCTTGGCAAACCGTCCTTCACGATCCTCGATAACGCGCGTGTTGTTCATGGAGATCAACGTGTATTTGCATTTCGAGCCGTTGAAACGCTTCTTCGGAAAACGTTCGTCTTTCTCCGCCAGGATAGAAGCCCACAACAGATATTTATCATGCTGCGGCGGCTCCATGCCCGCATGGGTGTGCTGTTCCACTGTCCAGCCGTGTTTCTCCAGGCGCTCAATGGCAAGTTCATTATAGGATTTTTTATTGTTGGCGCGACGTGCATCCCCGTAGCGGTCACGGTAATAATGCAGGTGCTTGTTGATATGGTTACGGTAATAGTGGCAGAACTTATCCATCAGCGCGTTGACCATTGTATCGTCTTCCTCGTCACGCTTGACAAAGAACTCGTTGATATTGTTATCCACCGGCTCACGTGTCAGCAGCTTCGTCACGAAATCATAATTGCGTTCCTGCGCCACTTCAAGGAACGAGGCGGCAGACCCCCAGTCAGGCGTCAGCTCTATCGGCTGGTTCGGATTGCAGTCCAGATCACGCCGGCTGTCATCATTGTTGGCAAGCTGTTGCCAATTGTAGTTATGATCTTCGGCAAAGTCACGTATATAGCTGTCATTGGTCGCATTGTAATACACGTGCCGTTCATCCAGTTGGTAATAACAGCTATCAATCTTATCCACCATGAAGTTCAGTATCTCGATCATGAAAGAAAGCTTATCCATCACCTTGTGCTGGTTCAGGATATAGTTCATGCCCACATTGGCGATATTGTCGAAGATGGAGCCAAGGATAAAAAGCGTGCCGTCGCGTGAAACGAACGGCGTGATGCTTTGCCTGAGACGAACGGTTTCATTCCAGATTTCCTTGAAGAGTCCCGCATCATTCGCAATCCTTGCATCAATGAGCTGCATCTGTAACCGCACAATCTTATTCCAGACATCAAACAGTCGGATGCCGCGTTCTTCTTCGTAATACTTGGCCGGTTCAAGCAACCATTTCTGTTCAGGCGTGTAAGGCATGGAGGAAAGGAAGGTGTTGCCGTGATGTTTCAGAACGGGATTCTCGGACTTGCGTCCGAAGATGTGTTCATTGCCTCGGTTGGTCGGTGCCGCCTCCTGATCGAACTTCTCTTTATCGAGCGTCAGCGCTTCGTCAGTGATGTTGTAGTCAGCATTCGGTCCGCGGCTGTTACCGCCCTGGGTAAGTATGTAGAGCATGTGACCATTGGAGAAGCTGATGCCATACTCAAACGACATGATGTGCTCATAAGGCTTATACCAGCCCTCAATGGGCCTGCGGCACACCACATAATCACCGGTCTTGCTGACCGGATCCCATTGCTTGTAACCGAGCATCTCAAGCATCTTGAAAGCGGATGGCAATGTTTTAGTCAACGCCTGACCAATGGTAGCCTGGGTAAGCGTGGTAATACCGCGCGGCATCAGGCGGATATTGTCATCTATCACGGCACCGGTAATAAAAGATTTACCTGTTGCACGTGAATAGATGACATACCCGTTCTTGTACGGCATTACCAGGAATGCCGCCTGTGCCGGATTGACCTGTATAACCTCTTCCCAAACGTTTTCGTCCATTGTCCTGTCACATCAATAACGTGGGAAAACAATGTAGTTCACACCTTCTGATGAAGTCATACGGGGCATTGGCTGCCCTGTATCGTCTAATAGTTTTTTCACTTCATCCGGTTTGAACTTAGCGGATACGGTACAAACAATCTGTGTCTTGCTGACTGACACCATATCAATATGTTTATGGTCAACCAGATAAGAGATCAGGCGTTTATTGGTCAGTTTTTTCATGATGATATATTTATGAGTTCATTATTTCTTCTGCCTGCACATCGTCAATAGGCGTGTACATTGAATCCACAAGGACTTTTTGCTCTTCCTGTGAAAGATTACGGATCGCATTCAGCGGGATATCTACTGTTTGCCCCATACTGTTGATCTGGATGTAGAAGACATTTTTCTCCATACGTCGCGGATCCTCAACCGAAGCCGGTTTCTCACCAATCATCTGATGCAACACTTTCTTAGCGTTGTTCCAATTCTTCAGATCACCTCTGAGCTTACAGTCCCGGATAAGCTGAATCTGGTCCTTGATCATCCAGGCAAACCAGAAATCCCAGTCAAACTGGTGCTGTGTCTTGAACAGTTCTTTTGCCAGGGCGATATCCTTACGTACCTGTGTACGTGAAATCCGGTATTTCGCCAGCATGATGTTGATGATATGGCTCTCATTGGGATAATCATCCAGCAAACGGGCTATCTGCAATACCCGGTTGCACTGCACCCGAAGATGCTCCGGCAACGGGCTGTTCTCCGGGTCAATGATGTGCTGCTGTATAAGGTCGTATGACTGTTCCTCCAATGCGGCCTTGCTTTTGGATGTTGTCAAGCTGTTACTCATACTCAAGATACTGCTGTTGCGATTTAAAGAACTTGATCAGTTCCTGTTGTGCCGGATTGCTGCCGTTGATGGCGGACTTGATGATAGCCTCCCGTACTTCAACCATTTGGCTGAGATGCCCACGATAAAAAGCCGTCCGGACTTCAGTGCCCGGAGTACGGAGCTCTGCAAGAAAATCCGTCTCATCCACACCGATATTGATTGCGATCATTCCCGGAGGGATAAGGCGGTACGCCATTTTCTCAATTTCTTCACGTTGTTCCTGCGTCAAACTCATCATTCAGCATTTTAAAATCAAAGTCAAAAATATCTCTGCCGGTATGGATGATTCCACGTTCCAACTTCGGGTTATGTGTGGCGTTCTGACTGCCTACTACGGTGATGTTCCAGTCTTCATTATACAGCAACGCCACCTTCGCATGCAATGCCAGGCAACGGTAACAGTCTGGAAATGTAGTCACCAGATAATCGAACGGTTTGGGCGAGATGCTGCGTACACGGTTATCGATCAGGAACCGTACCGATAGCAACTCACCGGTCTCAACCTTACGACGAAGGGTGTTGATACTATCCATCGAGATTGAGTAAGTAGTCAAGAACAGGTGTGCCGGACCGGTCTGTTTCAAAATATATAAAATCAACTGGATCAGGTTAAATGCTCCGGAAGAATAGAAATGCTTATCCCTGCCGGGAACCAGCACTCCCATAGCGTCCGGATGCAGCAGCTTCTCCGAAGCCCGATCATGGTCGGAGGCTGCCACATCCGTTTGGCGGAGAGGGAGCGCATTGTCCTTCATTCTCTCCGCCGGCATCTCATTCATATCGCTGCAACATACCAACATTATTGCAGTTCGGCCAGTCTATAATCTATTTTCTCAACTAATACCTCTTGCTCGGCTACTTTCTTCTCATACTTCACTCGTTTCGGGCAGTCCGGAAGCGGGTTTTCCTTGCCGTCTTTAGGCTTGCTCTCTGAAGAATACAGCAACATGTTTTTTGCCTTGGTAATCTTACTCTTGGCATTAGACTTCGCTTTCTTCAACTCTTCGACGGAAAGGGAACTGATATCCGTCTGCTCATCTTCCTTTTCCGACTTCTCTTCAGCAGCATCCACTTTTTTATAAAGTTCGTCCAGCTGTTCATCAGTCGGCAACTCCTTTTTCTGCTCATATTGCTGTTTGATGGCAGCCAGCAATGTCATACGATTGGAGAGAGAGACTATACGAGTAACAATATCTTTACGCTGTGCACATACAGCCACTATATTGCTCTCACCCTGTTCGGCAAGTAACCGGTGCAGCCGTGAACGTTCATTATAGCAATCCCGGAAATCATAGATGATTTTGGCTATCACTGGAGGGTAGGCCGGCTGTTCATCCGTTTCACGTGCCAGTTCCTTTTCCGCAATGGAAACAATGACCGCCGCCGTTTCTTCCGGAACCGTCTCGGACCGGCCGTCATTACCCGGCACTGCATCATCCGCCAGATCCACATCCTCAAAACGCGGATCATCTGGATGGTACCAGACTTTAATCATCTGCCGGATCTCATATTCCAGTTTCTCGCGGGTATGCGGCTTTTCACCTTGGCGTGCAAGACGTGCGGCGACAAAGCCCTTATACCCAGAACGGGTAAGGATATTCACTCCGGTACTATAATCCCGCTTATTGGAATTTAACCACTTGATACCGTCCCTGCGGGCTTCAATATAGCTCTGTGTAATTTTTGACATTATACGTTGATTTTTAGTGATACGCAAAACTATTGCGATTTTTATTGCCGGAATAGGACAAAACAAAATGTCCGCCTCCCGGAAAGAATTCGGAGACGGACATAAACAAGCAACTAACAAAACGAAGAAACGAAAAATCAACCTCCAGGTGCAGCCTTTACGATAAGAATGTCTTCTGTGTCACCTTCATATACACACTTGACGGGTGTAGCGAAAGTATAGTGCAACGTACTCTGGTTTCGTCCGCTACTACCTGTTCCGGTAGTGGCCCCGTCACCTGAGGCACGCATGGCACCACGTCGTTTATCACCCATCAGATAATTCATGCCGTTGTTATCAGTTACGATAAAGAACATCTTGCGCCCTTTGGTGGCATTCTCGAAACCGAATACCTTCTTCCGCATCTTGGGAGAAATGATATTCAAGTCCATCAGCGATGACTCACCGCCTGTCTCTCCCTGATCCGTAATCTTGAATTCCGCCAGGTCGTCCGTGAAATCCATCTTGTAAGCCCGCCTGCCTTCCTTCATAACCAGATCGCCAACCAGTGTACCGGCTTCCTCAAGTGAAAGCGGGGCATCCGTCTTTTTCGGATAGTCCGGCCACGTCGCCACGTCCTCATGATAGCCGAAGATAACGGACGGTACAATACCCGCCATGTTACCTTGGCTATCGCAGTCCATTGCCTCGTTGATATCATCAAGGGCAATACATAATTTAGGATCTACTTCTGCCATAGTCGTAGGGTTTATTCAGATTTAACAACATAAGTACCTGTCACCTTCTCCACCTTGCCCGCGGCAGGAGTCTTCTTCTGCACGGCAGGAGTGGTATATCCGGCAGCCTCCAAGAACTCGACGGTATATTCCTTACCACCGGGAACAGCTACATACGTGCCGGAATCACGCCAGCTCTCTTCACCCTGAATACGCCATTTGCCACCGTTGTTGATTGCTTCATCCGGTGCAATTGTGACCTCGATATATCCGAATGGATTGGTCCCTTCAGGATCCACCGGACGGTCATTGACGCAGAACTCCGATTTATGCACCGATACGAACTGGAAGCCAATCACGTACTTGCCCGCAGCATCGAACGTATAAGGATTGCCGGAATTGAACGGCTTGATAGACTTGAAATCGCTCTCTTTGTCAAATCCGTAGCAAATGTTATTTTTAGTACTCAGCATGATAAACTGGCTACCATCGGGAAGATTTGGAACACGTACCAGCTCACAACGGTTGTTGGAACCGAGCAGGTGTTGTGTATCGGAAGTATCTTCTTTTAATCCGATAACGATAGTACCTTCATCTTTGCGCCAGTCATCATACATGTCGCCCAAATCGTCGGAAATGAACATCTTGATGTTCTTCTTGCGCTTGAAGGTACGCGGCATGTGACGCCACATCTCCAGCAACTTTTCGCCAATGTTGGCACGAGTCAGCTCACCGGTGGCATATACGTTGCCTTCAGCACTGGAGATATCTCCGACTGCCTCGCCTTCGGTAACAATGGTACCGATACCGTCGAAAGAGTCCTGAATGTCCGTCTTGTTCTCATCAGCGCTGTATTTCGCTGTGAAAAGAGCAAACAGCAAATCATTGGATGCCAGTTCATGGCCGTGGTTGATCAGCCACAACTCGAAGGGATGTTCTTTGCGGAGCGTACCGGGTACCTCAGCAATGTAGGTGCGGCGGTAACGTTCCGGCTCATCGGACATCTCCATCACGACGGGACGAACGACCAGACGACGCGGAACAATCTTACCCAGATACTTGCCGGCTGTAAACTTGCCGGTGTACTTGCTGGAGATGCTGCCGCCTTCTACCTTGCCCAATTCAAGGGAATCGGTAATACCCGGTACCGGAGTGAAATGTTTCAATACCTCCGAAGCGTCGAGCTTATCGACCGCCTTCAGGATGTCTCTGTGTTTTTTTACCGCGGTCAGAACCGTGGTAATGTCAATAGGTGCTTTAAAATCCATAAATAGAATAGTTTAGATGTTATTCATTCTCATAACTGTTGATCGGATCCGTAGCGATATCGGCAAACTTGCTGTCCTCGTTCGATTCCTGATGACTGGCGGTTGCCGTTCCGGGAATCTTGGCCACGATATTGCGGATAACCTGTACCTTAGTCTTGTTGTCGGCCGCATTCTTGACGCTATCGCTCAGGCTATCGAGGTCGTTGACAACTGCCGTCAGATTGTTTTCAGCCGTCTGTCTGGCTGTATTGGCGGCTGTCAAATCGCTTTCAGCTTTGGTTTTCGCTTCATTGGATACCTTGATGGCGTTATTGATGGCCTGCAAGTTCTCTACGGTAAGCGATATCTTACCGTCTTTTTCCTCAATGCCTTCACAATTGAGGATCTGATTAATGAAAGTAAATTCTTTACGCATGGAAATAACTGTATTTGAATTAGAAATGTCTTCAGAGGTATTATTGGCAGGAAACAGGCTTTTGATACCGTCAATGATTTGAGAAACAAGGTTTCTGTCATTGCCTTTGGGTTGCGTTTCCGATTCGGAAGCATTGAGTACCGGTAACGGTAAACCGATGGCAGTAAAGCAGTCGGTTATTTCATTGGTCACCTGAGGCTTTTTATGCACACCGGGAATGATCCTGTCTATGAAGCCCCATTCCTTGACTTCAGCGGCAGGCATCCAGCGTTCTTCTTCCATAAGGGTGATAACGTCCTTCAGACTCTTGCCGCTGCGGTTGATGTACTTCTGTGCAATCATCAAGTCAATCGCCTCGGCACTCTTCTTCTTGTTTTGTAGTTCTTTAATGGTGTCTTCGAGCTGATCAGCATTAAGCTGTCCCCAAATGTCCACGCCCAGGCTGCACTTATGCGCCAGCCACATACCGTCCTCATGCATCTCAATGGACTTGCCACCGAACGCCAGTATGGTAGCCGCCGAAGCATTGAAGCTGATAAATTCCACCGTCACGTTGCCATGCTCAGCCATCAGGCTTGACATGGCGATAGCTTCGGCCACATCACCGCCCGGACTGGAAATCTTCAGGCGTACAGGTTGATCTTTCGCTTTGTCCAAAAAGTATTTCAGATAGTTCTTATTATACCAGAAGCGATCAATCGCTCCAAAAAGTGTGATAACTGTCTCGTTCATATAACTTTTTTACGCAAAGAAAAGCGCAAAAAAAACGGTACCCAAGGACACAGGGCACCGTCAAACAGGGAATAAGCGTTGTTTTTACGCTTCCAGTTCTTCTAATCCGGATATATAAATGGTAGGTTCATCCTGTACACAGGTGAACGTGAAAGACGTTCCGTTCCGTTCGGAAACGGCGCGTCCGCTTGTCTTGTTCGTGGCGAACAGCATAAGTGCGTCTTCTTGTCCGCACCAATGTACTTCGCCATTGCCGTCCACCGCCAGCACATACCACAAACCACGCTCCAGCGTCTCCATCAGCTGATGATTTACTGAGGAAAGTTTAGGAATCACGCCTTCAACCGACACATTCCAGCAATCCCCGGCATCATTCACTTCCTTATCTTCATTATATATATAAGTATCATTGGCATATACCGGTATGGAAATAATATCCTCCCGGTTGCGAAGCTCCAGGTAGTTCAGGCCGGTATTGTAATCTTTGCGGATCCGCAAAAACGAAGTCGGGGGAATGGCAATCATTTGCAACAGTCCTCCGATGTTTTCAAAATCATAGTTTATCACTTTCATACGCTAATCTTCCTTGCTGGGAAATTGTCCCAAACTCGGACAACTTCCCCAATATTATACGGTTAATAAAATCAAAAATCGTTGTATTCTCCACTGTCTTCCGATATCCGTGTCTGTTATACTCCCTGCGGATGGTATCATAAGACCAGGTGTCTTCAGTGAACCCAAACTTTGTCTGGAAATTACGGATGGCGGTTGATAGCGGAAGTCCCATACTGACATGGGTATCAAGATACAGGAACAGTATCTGTTTGATCCGCCGCTCAATCTTGGTACCGAACGCCACCACTTCGGTGTTCGACATCGACCAGCCATAGCGGTAGAAGTCATCACGGCGTATCTCTACCGCCACATTAGCCGTATAGCGGTAAAGGTTACGGTATTTGTTCTCGTAGCGTCCAGGCTTGGATAGCCGTGAAAGGAAATCGTTCTGCAACTCCTTGTCGGAAGACAGGTTAACGATTTCAGTCCAGGTATCATCAGGCGTATTGAAATTATGCAAAAGGAACTGCTTAACATATGGTTTGCAAGGCAGCCAACAGACAAATCGGTCTTTCTTTATCATTTAAAGTGTTGATTTTTACACAAATATACTAAATACCGAGAATATAACCAAGCCCTTGCACGGATATAGTATAAAAATCGTGCGGCAGTACTTTTGTACATGTGCCTACTGATATTTGATTGTATATCAACATGTTACACCTGTACAAAAATCGTACATTCCCGCACTAATTCTTCCGTTTGCGTACTTTTCGGCCTTTTTCCCGAAAAAGTACAATTCGTGCGCTATTTGTGCGCAATTCGTGCGGATTTTGTGCGCCTGTAATTTATTGCATATCAAATTGATATAAGAAAACAACAGTACTTCTGCACGAATGCACGATTTTTTTTCTGTTTTTTAAGGTAGTCTCTTTTTAAAAAGAAGAATAAAAAAAAGAATAATATACCCCCTCCGGCAGTTCCTACGACTGTCGCTCATGCACGTTTGTTCAAATCGTTGTTGTAATGGGTTGGGGGAAAGGGGGAAGGGGCAAAAGAAAGAAAAGATAGCATCCGACTGTACTCACGTACCGCCGGATGCAGGCAAACACTCAATATGTACTTTTAAGAATACTCCGTGTTATGTTTTCTCGGAATGACCGGTAATCATCAAAAGAATACTTCTGTTATGGAAGGTCCTCCGGATAGAATACTCTGCAAATGAACTCGTACTCACGGGGAATTGAACGGACTCCTACAACTACACACAGGCCCCGTGCAGCCATTTCATATAAACGTTGGTTAGTGAGTACGGCCCCACGAAAATTATAATTACTACAGAAAACGAAATAGGCCGTTGCCAGGTCTATACTGAAGATATCATTCGATATGATTTTTGCCGCATCTGAAGGAATGCGGGCAAAGCCAAGCCGTACTACCAGGCGACTCAACAGCTGCTTGCGTTCGACCGGATCCGGTGAAACGACCACCAATATTTTATGCTCTTTTTTTAGCATTATTTCTTGCGTAATTCATTGAAAATATGTATCTTTACATCGTAGTAAATTGGCATAATCTACTCCTTTTCCCGTCTCGGAGTGAAGCGATTTACAGAGGGGCTAAAGCCCGTTGTCCGTCTCACGTACTCCACATCATCCGACAACTCCAACTGTCCTGTATGCACATCGTATGGTTGTTCCGCAATGAGTATTTTTACGATATCCTGAAACAGCTTCAGGTCTTTTTCCTGACAACGATCTGAAATACGGAACTGCTCGCCTTCCGGCAGATTGATACACATCAGATATACTGCATCATAGAACGCCATGAAACGTTCAGGTGCCATCTCGTAGAGAGGCATAAGCCGGGCTATAATATCGGAATGTGTATCGTTCATCAGAATGCAAGCTTATTAGTTGATGCTTCAGGAAGATCACTCTGCGGTGTCAGTTCGCCAGCTGCTTTTCCTATGGTAAAGTATTCAATACCTCCGGATTTATCATCTATAACCGGTTTTCCGTCTTTATCCAGGAAGAGGGGTAAACCGCTTTTTGCATCGTATTTATGCGGATTGAATATCCAGCCTTTCCATTCGCAATATTTTTTCAATTTGTCCTTAAATGCCGTAGCACTTATGAATTTGCGTTGCTGCGGATCATAGTTACAGAAATTGTCGTAAATCTCCTTACGGGGAGTACGGCGGTGGTTTTCTTCGCTACTAAAATATTCATCCGCCCAGGATATAAGAGTTTCGCCAATTTCCTGTCTGAGTTTACGTTGCTGCAAGCGTTCGCCCGGTGCCTGTACAACTCCAAATTTCAAGTAAAGCTGTATGCAGTTGGCCAACATATTCCAGGTCAGGTTCCACTGCATGAAGTCCCATTCGGAAAAGAATAATACCCCGAAATCATCCATGGGTTTATGCTGATCATTATAAAAATCGGAAAAAGCTATCAGCCATTGCCGATCAGTATAACTGGAACCCGTGCCACGGATAGCATGGTTCGTTGGAATATATACTTTGGGAGACTTTGCGAAAGGATAGGTGATACGCGATCCTCCTTTCTTGTTTACAGTCCAGTCACCGGTAAGGTTAGGAAACAGAAACTCAAAATTGAAATTCTGCATGACATCATCAATAAACACCAGACGGGTCTGTTCATCAATGTCATTCCAAATGAAACTGTCATTGAAGATATCCGTCCGTTTTCCGGATATATAGACTGTATCGACTACCTGGCGCATTAATTCGCCAACAAGCGATTTACCGCTACGGCCGTTACTGTCGCCCACTTCCGACTGCTTGCCGTCCATGCCGATAACGGCACGTGTCACGTTCGCGTCCTTGCACTCCATCAGCATATAGCCAATAGCACACATTTTACTGAGCAAGTGGAGGTTGTTTTCATAAAGTTCGTCTTCTTCAATCTCTTCAGGCTTTTTTCTCCAGGTAAAATTACTGGTATTGATCAGGAATTGCAGATAATGACATTTCTTTCCTTCCGGAGAGAGTTCATAATCATATTTGCCGTCTTTTTCTCTGAAGGCAATGAGGGGATGCCCGAGGTATTTGGCATCGGTGTTTTTCCGCTGTTCTTCCCATATCTGGTGAGTAATACTTTCGTAGCCCACTTCTTTGACTTCATGCTGGGTTATATGCCAACAGCGGTCACGGAAATAGAAGTATTGTTCATCACGGGACGGGGATATAAAATTAGGTTGGATAAAAGCAAGCCTTGACATCTGGAATGGTCCGACATATTGCGAGCCTCCCTTGAGTAACTGATTATTGACGAAGCGACTGCAATTCTGTTCGGCAAAGGCGAACATGAAATCGCGCGCATCTTCTACGTCAATAGTCCGGACTATTGGCGGATCCAGATGGATATACGTCCATAATTTGGTATCGAGCAAACGATATCGCCCGATCCCCCGGTTTTGAAAAAAGGTTTTGGCGGCCACATAATCGTATTCAAACACCGGTATTCTGTTGCCGTTCGTTTCCTTATAGTCTTCATTCCAGAATTTTTCATCTTCATCATAAGGCAAGGCGGATACCAACCTGCCGCTTTCGTCAAATTTCCAGGCATACCGGCCAAAAATGAACTCCGGAAGCTCCTGTAAAACTTCACGGTGTTGCTCAGCGAATTTTTCGTGACTGTGCAAATTCCATAACTCACGTAGTTTCTGATCGTTCCATGTAGTAATTTTAAATATTTCTACATACTTGCCAATTCCAGATTTCTCATTGCAGGCAAATTCCATATCCTTGGCAAGTTCTTCTTCATGGCCGCTCAGTTTGTTTGCCAGCAGATCATCCAGTCCCTTGTCACCTTCATCATTCTTGTTAATGTGGCCAATGAATATTTCCACCATGATACCGCGGTTCTTCAGCATCCGCATGTATTCTTTGAAATTTCGGGCGGCAGAGAAAAAACACCGGGGGCGTGTATCAACAGGAGTATTGAACTTTATATTGTTGGACAGATCATTCCAGTCTGAATCAAAGATAAAGGCCACTTCCTTAACCCCGCAGGCGGTGATAATCTTGACGAGATCTTCCGGCAATGCCCCTTTCTGTCCCAGGTTCTGAATACCGCTGACCGCTATTGAGGGAATGCCATGCTTGCATGCTTTTTCAGCCTTCTTTTCCCCTTCCTGGATGTAGAGCCTTGGGAACTGCTCTTTCCTCTTGTACATCTGCCTCATGCGTTCCGGAATGTATATGGGCGTACCACTACCGGCAGGAGACTTGTATTTGAACGGCTTCCCTTCCTTGTCCCTGTGTTCATCCGGAAATTGCCACCGCACACGGTAATACACTTTAGGCTCCAATTTACCACGCCCCGGTAATTTACGCATATAGGTAACCGGCATACCATCCAGATCGTAATATTCGATGATGACATCATCTCCATCAACGATATTGCCGTATTCGTCAATGGTTCCCGGACGGAAAGTTTTTGCCTCAAAAATACTCTGTGTATCTCCTTTTTTAAAGATATGTGCCGTTACATCCTGATAGGTCAGTCCGCTACCGGCAAGCATGCGGGCGCAGAATGTATCAACGCTTTCTCCCTTGGCCTCCTTGCTTTGTTTCTTCATTTTAGTAGGCTTAGCAGGCTTATTCTCCGGTTTGGGATCAAGTAGTACATTAAATTTGCGTGCCAGGTGGTCGAGGGCTTCCAGAAATTGCATATCTTCCGCCCTCTGCAAATAGTCCAGCGGTTCTTTACCCTTTATATCCGGACAGCTGAAGCATTTGAAAATCTGTTTGGCCGGAGAAATATGTAGCTTTTCCTGTCCGTGGCATTTGGGGCATTCGCACTTATATTCAGCGCCCCGTTTCCGTAGTTCGTGAAAGTCACCGATAACATCAAGAAGCTTCCCTTTGGAAGCTTCCTTGATCCGTTTTATATCATCTTTAGTAAAGTACATAAGAGTTTTATATGTTGCCGCTACGAATTACACTGTTTTTAGAATTAAGTGATAGGACTTAAATTTTGCCAAGAAACAGTATATACGTATCGAGTTCGTTTTTCAGCCGGGCATTCTCATTTCTGAGTTGCTCAATGGTATTGTTCCGACAGGAAACAGCCTGGTGTAGCTGGCTGATTTCTTGCGTATAATCAATTTGTTTTTCACTCCTTTCTATCTTCTTCAGTAGCCGCTGTTTCACCTTGCCGATTTCCTGTTCCAGGTAAGCATTCCGCTTCAGTACACTTTTGATTTGCCCCTCCAGATGCAGGGTGCGCTGTTGCTCTCTGTGATAATCTTTGAGCAGGTATTTGAATAAGGTCTCGATAGGGATATCGAGTGAAAGATTGTCTTCTGCCATAGTTGCCCTATATATAAAAGTTAATCACCTATTAGCTGCTTAATCGTATAATTTTGCTTCCCTTTGAATTTAGAGAAATCCACTAAAGACTGTTTACGATAAAGGCCGATAGCCACTCTCCGGAATCTTTCATAGTTCCGACCGTCGATAGAGAGCAATGATTGTTCATTCATAGCTTCATTCAGTTCCTTACGTGTGTGGACATAATGACCATAACAACTGTTTTCTCCGAAGTTATGCTCATACGCGTGACAATGATAACGATCATCCTTTGATAGAAAGATTCTCAATCTTTCTAACCGGGTAAAGCTTAATCTGTTATAACCCAGCCTTGATATTTCAGTCTCTTCCAGCCAGGCTACAAGCTCAAGATTGTAAAACCCTTTGTTATACTCTCTTCTATAGAAATAGTGTATTTTCATCTTTTTATTCTTTTGAAAAAGAAAAGAACTCAGTTCCATTTGAAATTTGTGTGCTAAAAACTATCCTTTTTGCATTGCAATATTTAGCCAGCTTTTGTTTAAAAGCTGTAGATGAGACATATTTACGTCTCGTACTATCCCCTTTGTAGAATAGTTCATATAGCTCTTTTCTGGAGATGGTCTGATTTAGATATGAAGGATTTGAAAAATAGATGTCTGCCCAGGAAACAAAATCCGTTCCTATTTCAACTTCTATTTTTCTTTCCCAGAGAATTTCCTGGGTTAATACTGGCCCATAATTCAAATAAAGTTGTACGCAGTCAGCGATCAACATATAAGCATACTTCCAGTCTTCGATATCCCAGTCTGTGAAGAAACATTTTCCGAAATCATCAATGGGGCTATGGCTGGTATTGTAATAATCAGAAAAAGGAAGTTCCCATTTCCTATAATCGACGCTAACTCCTTTGCCAGCTATCTCCGAGAAAGTTGTGATAACTATTTTGGGAGAATATGGATAAGGGATTATATCTACTCGTTTTCCTTTTCTATTGATCACCCAGTCTCCACTAATACATGGAAATAACCAATCAAATTCAAAGTTTTCCGGTAGATCATCAAGCACAACGAGTTTGGTCTGTGAAGATAGGTCATTCCAAATAAAAGCATTATTTATATCCATGAATCTACCAACTATGTGTTCTGCTTGGATGAACTTGGCAATAAAATTCACAAATAAGGTTTTCCCACTTCGTCCGGGTTCTTTGTTCATGTAATCGGTTGCAATGACTGCCCGCGAAACATCCGGTCTCTTTTTCTGAAAAATCAAGTACCCAATGGCACAAAGTTTGCTCAATAGGATAGAGGCTTCTTGCCGTTTGTCTTCTTCAGTGACTTCTTCCGGCATTTTGCGCCAAGTGAAGTTGCTGGTATTAATCAGGAACTGGAGGAACTGACATTTTTTACCTTCTTGGGTTAGCTCATAATGACAGGTATCATCTGTTCCACAGAATTGAATTAATGATGTAATCATGATATTGTCGGTAATTTTCTTCATTTCTGTATATTATTGAATTAATTTTTCGGATATATGTAAAGGATACCAGACTTTTGCTTTGGTATCCGTGTCAATACCATGAAACCAAACCTTCCCGTTGTCTACAGTCTCAAAGGAAGTTATTTCGGCTTTCTTTATGTTCCCTCTCGTATTGCGATATGGAACAATATCTCCTACTTTAAATTTGCTCATTATTTATTATATATGAATATTAATCTTCTTCAACGAAGGTGTTAGTTGTGTTTATCACACCAGCAGAATCAACACTCTTGCCATCACGTATAAACACTTTCTCACGTATTAATTCTTCATAGTCATACTGTGACATTCCGATGACACATACACGACCATCAACATACAATTTGCATTTCATCAATTCAGTACCTTCAATCGGACCGATGACATCTATTTGCATTGTTCTTTTATTCATAATTATCAAGTTATTAACTTATCACCCATGTATTAAAGAAATAATTAAGCTACTTCTTTCAAGCGCACCAATTCCTCCGTTTTTACATTCCGTCCTCGACTACGGCAATAGGAGCCATCTGAAATAAAATCATTAAAGATTATCAAAACAACCAAAGCCACTGCACCAATGGCACGCTTTAAAGGTGATAGTTCAAAGCTAATGTTGAAGTGCGTGCAGAACCACCATGCAGACAGCTCATTTATCTTACCGATATGAAGTTTTTGATATATCTTACGAAGAATATTATCCACGGTATAGCGAGAAATACCAAGATCATCAGCAACTTCTTTTTGGGAAGCCCCCCAAGCTATACGTTCCGCGATCTGTATTTCTCTATTCGACAATGCAGCCATATCATCGTATTTTTTGATCTTCAGGAACAATCTCCCAAATATCAACCGCTCCATATCTCTGAAGAATATCAGTGATTACTTCATACTTCGACATAGTGATATCCACAATACCACTATTAAGTAAGTGCGAAAAGTAAGTGTAACGCGTAATGCCTAATGCATCCATCAAGTTCTTACGAACTTCATCTTTCTGGGCTATAGTCACTTGACGATAGCCTTTTTTAAAGTAATAGCGTTTTTTCGCTATTGCAGGGGTTTCGATTTCTTTGTACATTTGTTTCGTGTGATTTAAAATACAATGCAAATATGAATGATATATAGTTTAAAAACAAACAAAACATGAACTATATATAATTCAATTAACTTTTATTATGAATACAGAACAAAAATCATCAGCTGTTCGAGACAGGTTAATTGCTCTTTGTGAGGCATTAGATCTATCACGGCGTGAATTTTCCATCAGCATAGGCCGTACATCAACCTATGTGACAAGTTTAAACAATGATATTACTTCCGGAGTGCTGAATGATATATTAATCACATACCCTCAAGTCAATATCATGTGGCTTATCACTGGAAAAGGAGAAAAGTTTATAACCCCAGACCCTACAAATGCCCTTTTTCAGCATTTAAAAGAAGAAAATAAAGAATTAAAAACAAGAAACGAAGAATTAAACCGTGAACTTGGACGACTTGAAGGACAAATTGCTGAAATGAAAAAAATTGTTGCCCATCAGGACACACCTGCTGGATGTGCCGATGCAAGTGGATCAGGGTTAACGATAACCAAATAAAGTGTCCACTGTATTAAACTTTGTATCAGATACTTTAAATAATAAATAAATATTCTATGCCGGACATATTTCGGACACAGAACATCACTCATTTAACCAAGGTAGAAACTGTAAGATGTTAACAATCAATGATCATAAGGAACAGGCACAACGTCGTTGTACTTCGAGCCTCTCCTCCCGTGCAAGATGAAAATAGCTGCAAGTTTTTACTTGCAGCTATTTTTGTTTATAAACCCGTTATAAACAAGTATTCAAAGCCTGTCATTTCAAGGGGCAGTAGAAATTTAGTGGGGATTATCGTTTCCTATTCTCACCCAAAATTCCG